TATTGTCGCCACTACACTTGTTGCTGGGTACAATTTCTCGATGGCTGTTCCGATGGAAGGAGTCTTGCGGTATATCGGAGTTGAGTACGTTTTAGCCGGCACATCGCCAACGATCACGGTAGATGCTTATCTATCAGATCAAGAGGCATATAGCTGGGCATCATACGCTGACGCTATCTAGCGTCTTCATGGTGGGCTACTTTCATCGGGTAGTTCACTCTCCTCCCCTGAATGGCGGGGCAGTTATGGGCTGCCCCGCTGTTTTCGGTAACCTTTTATTGAGGTGACTTGTGACGATCAAGGTAAAAGCAAGAGAACTTGGGTATTACGGAGGAACCCGGAGAAAGCCCGGGGACATATTCGAAATAGAGAATGAAGGGGACAAGGGGTCTTGGATGATAGATACCGATACTCCATTACCTCCGCCAAAGCGGGCAACACCATTAACATCTATTATCCCCGGAATAAAATCAGGCGGCAACATGATGCCGAGAACGAAAGAAGCCTGGGAAGAACCGGTTGGGGAATCTAAACCAGAAGAAGCAAAACCAAAAAGCAAACCCAAGAGGAGCAGGCGATAAATGGCAACTGAAGTTTCTATCTGCAACCTGGCATTAGGACATATTGGTGACCCCGCTGAAATATCAGCGATCAGTCCTCCAGACGGAAGCGCACAGGCGGCTCAATGTGCCAAGTTCTATCCTATTGCAAGGGATGAAGTTTTATCTGAAAATGACTGGGGATTTGCCAAGCGGCGCCAATTGTTGGCTGAAATCTCAGGAACCGCCCCTTCCGGGTGGACTTATTGGTATACCGTGCCGAATCCTTATCTTGTAGCCAGGCAGGTTGTGACTGAAAGTTATGATACCCCAATCAAGTTCGCGATTGAATCTCATGCGACACATGGAACAATACTACTGACGGATACGGATGATGCTGAGCTATGGTATACCACTGGGATTACTGATACGACCAAGTTCCCGCCTGTATTTGTTCATGCGTTGTCATGGTTGCTGGCGTCTTACCTTTCCGTTCCCATTACCAGGAACCCTGATATCAAGAAAGCTACGTATGAGCAATATCTCATGGTTCTGGGTAAAGCCAAGAACATAGACAATGTGGGGCGAAAGGACGGTAGGACCGATACAAATCTTAAAACTTATAAGCCTAGCGGGATTAAGGCAAGGCTTGCCGGTGTATAAATGGGAACAAAAATTCACCAGAGGTCTTTTGGTGGAGGTGAAATTGCCCCGGAGATTCTCGGGCGCGTAGACCTCAACCATTATCAGACAGGGCTCGCAAAGTGTTATAACTTCTATCCATTACCAAGCGGTCCCGCCGTTAATCGTCCAGGGTTCCAGTTCGTCAAGGAATGCAAGGATGGCGGGTCATCGGTAGTACGGATCATTCCATTCATTTTCAATACAGCCCAGGCATATGCCCTTGAATTCGGTGAGCTTTATATGCGGATTCATACTGAGGGCGGTACTGTCCTGGAAGCCAATAAGACTATTTCTGGGGCAACCCAGGCCAATCCATGCGTCATTACCGCAACGGCACATGGGTTCCTAGACGGGGAAGAATGCTACATTTCCAGTATCGTCGGGATGACCCAGTTAAATGGGCGGTATTTCAAGATCGCCAACAAAACAACCAATACATTTGAGATAACAGACCTGCAGGGCAATAACATCAATAGTTCCGCTTACACGGCTTATGGGTCGGCTGGAACCGCGGCAAGGGTTTATACCCCCGTCAGCCCGTTTTCCGCTGCCGACTTATTTGAAATAAACTATGAACAAAGCGCGGATGTAATGACTTTATGTCATCCTAGCTATGCTCCAAGGGAATTACGCCGTTCCGGGGCTACTAGCTGGGCTTTCACCACGATTACCTTTGCCCCATCAATAGGAGCCCCAACTGGGGTTTCAGTCAGCGCGTCACCTGCTTCCGGGACACCTGTAAGCAAATATGTAGTTACGGCAGTTGAATCGACAATCTTGGAGGAATCCGTAGCATCTTCAGAAGTATCCGCAACCAATGACTTATCAGTAGGTAGTAATAAGAATACGGTTAGCTGGAGTGCCGTTACCGGGGCGACAAGATATAATGTTTACAAGGATAAGAACGGGGTACATGGTTATATCGGTCAAACGCCTGATACGTCTTTTGAAGATAACAATATTACTGCTGATCTCCTGACTTCGCCCCCGGAGAACCAGACTCCGTTTACCGGGTCTGATAACTATCCTTCAACTGTTTCTTACCACGACCAGCGCAGGGCTTTCGCTTCAACCAACAATTATCCGCAGACTACATGGATGTCAAGGTCTGGCACGGAATCAAACCTGTCAAGATCAATCCCATCCCAGGATGATGATTCAATCCAGTTCAGCCTCGCATCCAGGCAGTTCAACAGCATACGCAATATGGTAGCCCTGGATGACCTTATTATCTTTACTTCCGCCACGGAATGGAAACTATACACTCAGAATTCTGATGCGCTGACGCCTTCTACAATCGGGCTTAGACCGCAGAGTTATGTAGGGTGTTCTGCTATTCGTCCCATTGTTTCCGGGGATGCTATCCTATTCTTGGCGAATCATGGCGGGCATTGCTATGATATGAATTATTCATTTGAAACTGATAAATACAAGCCCAGGGATATATCAATCGTGGCTCCGCACCTGTTTGACAACTATACTACGGTTGACTGGGGGTTCGCGAGCGTACCGCATTCCGTTATCTGGATGGTCAGGAACGATGGGAAGATGGTTGGGCTGACCTATTTATCCGGGCAGAAACCTGATGTACTTGGCTGGCATCAGCATTCTACTGATGGAGAATTTGAATCAGTAGCTGTTATCCCGGAATCTACTGATGAACAAATGACTTATGCCATTATCAAGCGGAAAATCAACAATGTAGACCGCAGGTTCGTAGAACGGCTGCATTCAAGGATGTTTACCGATGTAAGGGACGCGTTTTTTGTAGATTCAGGGCTGACCCATGATGATCCTAAAACGGTAACAGCGGCAACCCAGGCGAACCCGGTTGTCATTACTTCAGCGAGTCATGGTTTTAGTAATGGGGATATAATTCAAATGTCTGACTTTTCTGGACTTGGAGATGAATCTGGGATGACTGATTTGAATGGGAACAGGTATACTGTGGCAAGCGTCACGACTAATACCTTTGCGTTACAATCTACAGCTGCGACCCCTGTTAATGTTAATGGGACCGGGTTTGGAGCTTATATCACAGGGGGCAAAGCGCGTAAGGAAATAACCCTGATAGAAGGGTTGCATCATCTTATCGGTGAAACCGTGGCGATCTTTGCTGATGGTAGTGTATCCCCGACCCAGACTGTAACCGCGGCTGGAACAATTACATTACCGCATGGGGCTTGCAGGATTCATGTAGGGTTGCCATATGTCTGTGATCTGCAGACATTGCCACTCGTTTTTCCAAAGGCGGAAGCGCTTGGGCAGGGTACAATCAAATCGGTAACCAAGGCTTTTATCCGGGTAGATAGGTCACGCGGTATTTTCGCGGGTCCTGACTTTGACCACTTGACTGAATACCCGCAAAGAACGAATGAAGACTATGGAGACCCGACCAGGGATGTATCAGAGGAAATTGAGATAACATTGGAACCTAACTGGTCAACCAGTGGTCAGGTTGCTATCCGTGATTCTGACCCGGTACCGATATCGATTCTTTCAATGGCAGTGGAGGTGACTCTTGGCAGTTAAAATACGACAAGGTGATGTTGATGACATAGTCGCATTGGTTGAGCTAGGGCGTGAGATGCACGCTGAAGCCCCATCATTCAACCAGATGGATTATGATTCATCTAAACTATTGCAATTAGGTGTTATGCTAAGTGAACAGGGAGGAATGTTCCTGGCGGAAAAGGATGATAAGGAAATTATCGGGATGTTTCTAGGCGTAATCGTGCCTCATTTTTTCGGGAATGATTTGATGGCTAACGACCTTTGTTTCTTTGTCAAGAAAGAATATCGTGGTGGTACCGTAGCCCCCAGGCTTGTCAAGGCGTTTGAACAGTGGGCATTTGCTAACGGAACCAAGGTACTCAGGTTCGGTGTTTCTACTGGGGTAGAAGCTGAACGGACTTTAAAACTATATGAAAAACTAGGTTATACGCAGACTGGTTACCTGATAGATAAATACTACCAACCTAAGAAGGAGAAAAAAAAATGGGAACAGGCTCAAGCCCGACAGCAGTAGCGGGAACATTCGGTAATACCGGGGGCTGGCAAATAGGTTCGGGTGGCGGAAGTATGACAACCTTTGCGGCAGGGACTCAGGGCTATACTGGGGCAGCTTTTGGCCCTTATTTACCACAATCCATGAGTGGTTCATTTATGCCTGGAACGCCGCCTGGAACTGCTGGTAGTAATCCATTCGGTTTTCTAGATAGTCTTAGTTTCGGTGAACAGTATGGTATCTCTGCCGGGTTTCAAGCAATTGGTGCGGGAATAAAGGAATATAACCGTGCCGACCTGGAACAACAGTCCTATCAATGGAAAGCGGACATATATAAACTAAAATGGGAGTTAAAGCAGCGCCAGATTGAAGATAGAAGGATTACCGGGAAGAAGGAAGAAGATGCCCTACGAAGAAAATATGAGCAACTTAAAAGGAAAATTGTCCCTACCGCGGGGAAAAGAGGCATCCTGGTCGGGGGTGGGAGTGTCATGGATATCCTTGCCGGGGTAGAAGTCACGGAACTGGCGGATAGGGGGCTATTGAAAACAAACGTAGAGAAAGATATTTATGGAATGAAGGTAGGGCAATGGTCAGATAAGGTAGAAGAAACCATGTACCGTAGAAGGGCTAGTATGACTTCCCCCGGTAGATCGGCTGGAATGACCATGCTATCAAGCGCCATGCAGTCAGGAATGAAATACTGGCAATACAAGAACTCAATGCCTGGGAGTCTAGCTTAATGATACAGATACCTCCAACCACGGTTCAAGCTAAAAACCTTCCCGGAACAAGTATATCTTCATCCGTAGATGCTGAAATACTAGGCGGACCACAGGTCAGGTTCCTTGAAATGATTGGCAAGACCCAGGAATCAATCGGGGATTTCATGCTTGCCAGGCAGGACCAGATTGATATGACGACCGTGATGAATGCTGAATCTGAATGGGCAATCGCGGAAGATGCGAAATTGGCCGAACTTCTTTCCCGTAAAGGGGAAAATGCGTTTGATTTGCTTGGGGAAGCGGAACAGTGGTTTGATGGATATGGGGTTGATCCTACCCAGGATAAGCCGGGTAAAAGCGGGCAACCGGGAACGGGAGCTGCCCCTGGACAGATTTCAGCGGGGTTCAGGGAAAAAAGATATAACAACATGAACGAACGCCAGCAGCAGTATTTTGATATGGCGAAGAACAAACGGAAGGCGGCTTTCATAAGATCAGTCGGTACCCATGAAAACAAGGAACGACTGGCATCGGTAATTAAAAGCGCGGATTCGGCAATAGCCAGTCATGTTGCTAGTGCTATCAGGAACTACAACAATCCTGACCAATTACAAGAAGACCTGAAGAAGATAGAGAACACGCTAAAAGCAAAGGCGGCTGTATCTGGGTTATCTACGGAAGAACTTGACCGGGAACGGGAAGTAGCTAAAGCGACCATCCATGAAGGCATTTTAAACCATTTACTAGCCGCGAAGGATATCCCCGGAGCAACTGAGTATTTCACGGAAAATATGTCTGAACTTGAAGGCAAGGCTATCCCTGCTATGAAGGCTGAATTAAGACGGCAAACGGTTATTGAATATGGAAGCAACGAAGCAAGTAGAATTTTAAAGCTGGATCAAGGGGTATGGAATGCAGAATTACAGGCTATCCCGGATGCTGAAATCAGGAAAGAAGCCAGGACTAACCTTTATCACATGGCAAGTTGGCAAGAAAAAGCAAAAAGGCAGGCAAGGGAAGATAACCAGAATAAGGCTTATGACCTGATATGGGGGGAAAAGCGTATATCTAATATTAAGGAAATTCCTGAAGATATACAAAAAACACTAACGTATGAGGACCGTGCCAGATTTCGTAGCATGATAGAGGCTAGGGATGGGAAGTGGCCCGTAGTAGACCCACAGACAAGCGCAGCAAATAGAATGTCTCTTGTTGAAATGCGCGATGAAGATTTTCTAAAAGAATATTCTACGACCAAATACTGGAAGAAGTTATCTCGTGACGATCATAATTCTATGAAGGCAAGGGTAGAGCAGATAAATAAAAAGGGGTTTGATGATAATTATCCTAGTTTTATGAATGCTTTTGATACGCGGATGGGGACTATAGGCTGGAGTAAGACGAATGATACTCAACGCTGGAACATATTGAAGGAAGAAGCATCAAAAGCATACGACAACTGGAAGACACAAAATCCTGGACTTAGGCCAGATAGACCAGCGATACAAAAAATATTGGATGATCTTACCTTATCAAAAGATAAATCCACGTCACGCGTGAAAGAACTTGAAAACCAATACCCGCGGGCGGTTACTACTGTAACCAACTTAACCCGTTCGCAGGTAATTACCAGTTTTAAAAAAGAACATTGGACCAAGAAAAATCAGGACCAGAAAGATCAGTTGGAAGGGCAGTTGACAAGTGCGATGGCAGCATGGGTATTAGCAGAGCAAAAAGCTGGTAGGAGTGTAAGCCCGGGAGCATATTACGCCAGGGTGCAGGTAGAAGGTAGGGATGTAGTTGATTTCAACGGGAAAGATGTTTTATATGGAAGTATACCTGTGAAACAGCGGGACCAGGCGAAGGTTGAAGTAGACCCTCCAGGCTGGATGAATAGCAAGACGTACACCGGGAAGGAAATCAGTGAATGGTTGGCAAAACATCCAAAGATAAAAGATAACATTGAAAGTTCAATGATAGGCAGGGGAATCCCGGCGACCCTTGGGAACATAGCGACAGAAGTGCATGGATGGAAAGGGAAGTTAGAAAAAGCAAAAGAAGAACGCGCCTTGGAT